CTGCTAGGGTGATAATCGCCCGTATTAACGGGCCATTTACATAGGAACACCCATGGCTACATCTCGTTTCAATGAGGAGCAGCTCCGTGAAGCAGGCGAATTTATCAGGTCCAACTTAAGCAATCCTGCACTCATTGCTGAGAAAGCTGCTGCGTTTAACGTAACGGTTCCTGATATTTTGGCTGCGGCCAACGCCGTTAATGCACCAGTCGCTGCTGCTCAGGTGACTGAGTATTTCCGGCCAACAAGCTATCAGCCCAGCGCGGGATGGTCGCAGCAGCAGTTGGCTGACGCGGGCAATTTTATTGCGCAGAACATTGACAATCCTGCGGCTATTGAGGCAGCACGAGCCAATGTTGAGCAGGCAACGGGTTTGAACATCTCGTCCGCAGATCTTTTGGCAGCGGCGGGTGCAGCGCAAAAGCCTGCCGAGCTTTCTAGAGCCATGGCCGATGTGATCTCAGGCGATGTCTACGGAAACATGAACGTCAAAGGGGCCTACGATTGGATTAATCGGGCAATTATTGACAAGCCACAACTTTCGGCTCAGTCGGCCCAGCAGGTAATGAGGGACTTGGGCATTTCAGGTCGAGATGTCGCGCAGGCCGCGTTGCTTGATCCAAGGATCTCGGCAGGTGCGCAGTACGCCCTTGTGTCAAATCCTTTGTATCAGCAAGGCCAGTTATCGGGGCTGGCTGCATTAAACGCGAATATTAATAATTTCATTACGAATGCGCTGCAATATCAGACCCCTGCTCAGGCGCGGCAGAGCTTGCAAAATGCGCTACAAAGTGGTGTCTTGACCGCAGGCCGTGCGCTTAATGAGTATGACGTTCAACGGGCAACGGGCAAATCGCTCAATGACCTTTTCAAAACAGCCGTACAAGGGCCTCAAGTGTTAGGTCCTCTCAAAGCACTGCCTGATCTTACCGGTAGCTATGTGCCACCCACGGCACCACCACCTGAAGCACCTCCATCTGCTTTAACGCCGGGACAAGAAGGCTTGGACCCTGGCACGGCCATCGTGGGCAACATTCCAACTTCGGCGCAGGTAAGAATCCCACAGCTTGATGCCGAGTTCAGGGCCTCTGCGCCAAGAACACCGGTCTATGATCGCTTGGGCCGTGTGTCGGGATACGAGTACACGCCTGCGGCAAAGCTGGCTCCTGCTACGGGGACCACGGTATTTAACTGGACACCGCCTGGGGTAACGAGCAGGCCCAGGCAGTTGTTGAGTAGGCAAGATGTACCGGGGGCAACGTTTGATCCGGTGACGGGTGAGGCGCGCATGCCGTTGTCGGCAAGTCAGCGTTTTGCGCGTGATCGGGCGCAGTTGGATCGTGATTTCAGGCAGATGTATGCAGCGCAGGCGGCCCAAGACTCAAGCCTCCCGGCTCAAGCGCCTGCTTCAGCGGCGCAGGCGTTTAGGGAATTGGCCTTGAGCGATCCAGAAACGGCCATGCAGCTTAAGTTAAGGGATATTGAGCAGCAGCGTTTTGATCCGGCCAAGGCCGATATGGCGGTGCGTGCGCGGTATGGGGCAGAGCCTGCACAGGCTGCGATATCGAGTCTTTTTGCCCCGTTCATTAATCGCAACATGGCCACCCTGCAAGGGCTGGCTAAACTGCAAAATCCGGTGACTTACTCACAACGAAGGCCGGATGTGGCAGAGGCCTACGCCAAGATGTCTCCGGAGGACAAGAAGAAATTCCCTACGCTCTTGGATTACGAGGTCTATCACTACAACACCTTTGGCAAGAACGAGGATCCCACGTTACCTAATCCGCTAGAGCAGCTAGGCAAGTTGCAAAGTCCTTACAGCACGGCGTTCTTTAGCAAGGGCGGTGAAGCAAGCACGGAGGACTTCATAAAAAAGCAGTCGGGCGGTGATGTTTCACGTGGAACATCTCCGCCCAACACGGCAGAAGTACCCAGTGTTGATGCTGAAGGCCGGTTGATCGATGAGCGTGAGGAGATCCGCTCTGAATCCCAGCGCATGTTGAATCGCTTGCAGAGTCAGCCAAGCAAACTGCCACCAGGACTCAGGCGCACCATTGCTGCAACAAAGGCACAAGGCACCGAGTCCATGTTCCCGGCGGCTGCCCCTGCAAGGGATTTGTTGTCCGGGATTATTGGTGCAAGCCCCACGGCTCCCGGATCTGAGGCATATCGGACAGGTCAGGCGCTTGCCAATATGCCGCCTGTGCAGGCCGCTGCGGCCATACCGGCAAAGATTGCCGCCTCTGCGGGCGACGCTGCTACAGCACTTGCTGCCATGGGACCAGCCGTGGGTGCAGTGATGAAGCCCAAGGGCGGGAATTGGGTTATGAATCAGCCTGGAAAGTATTTACGAACACTCAAAAACGCGCCTGACGTAGATCAAGATATTGTCATGGCGCAAGAGCGATTGGCTGGTTTAGAAAACACGCCGTCGCCGTTTAATACAGAACCTATGCGTCGCGAGCTAAAACAAGAGTTGGCGGGATACGAAACCGAGAAGTCCCTTAACAATTGGATTGACACTAAGCTCGGCAAGTACATCAAAAATGAGATGGGTACGCCCGAAGACCCATTAAGAAAGCTTGCTGAACGAGGCGTTTTACATATTTCTGCACCACGGTTGCAGATTGATGATTTCCACAACGCTACGTTCAGCAAAGAGCGACAGGACATGTTAAACATCAAGCGGAGCTTTCAAGGTTTTCCCGAAGAAGGCTTTGCTACAGGTGATTTAGCTAAGTATTGGGAAGGACTAGCGGATGAGGCGCTCAACATAGATAAACAAAAGGATTACTTGGAAGATTTGAAAATGTCAGGTCGACCAGAGAACAGCGAGACAAGCTCACTGCTTGCCTTGGGTAATCGCATACTAAAAACTCGATCTGAAAAAATGCTAGAAAATAATCCTTGGCTCAAGGAGCTAGACCCAGAAACGCCTTTGTATTCGTTGCGTCCTTATCAATTAGATAATTTAGAGTTTCAACACCTGATCGATGAGTTGAGAAATGCCACCAATCCTCAATCAGGCTTACCACAAAATCTCCAGGTAGACCCCAAGAAGCTCGATAGGATCTCCGTGCCTCAAGCGGTCGAGCTCGTTGACAAGATCAACAAGTGGCGCGTGGAGAATGCTGGAAAACTTCGACTTGAAGAGACACTCAAGGCTGATCTCTACAAGGCTTACCCAGAGCAAAAGTATCGTTGGGTGCAACTCAATAGGCCCGGGCAGTTTGCAGCCGAATCCGATGCCATGGGCCACTCGGTCCGTGGTTATGAGCCCCCGGACAGGGGTGGCAGTGATTACTATGGGGTCGGTGGCTATAACGCTATTGAGTCAGGAGAGGCCAAAATCTACTCCCTTCGCGATGAAAAGGGCCAGCCGCATGTGACGATTGAGGTCCAATCTTACCCTTACGCTCCAAGGTGGGAAGTTGTCAAAGGATATTTACCGCAGGCCGAGGAAATGCTGCGTGCTCGGGGGATTACCAATGCAGACGAGCAAGAAATCTCTGAATTTGCAACCCAATTGGCTAAAGAAAAAATGCCTCCGTTGATTAAGCAAATCAAGGGCAAAGGCAACGCAATGCCTGCTGAGAAATACATGCCTTTTATCCAAGATTTTGTAAGAAGTGGCAATTGGTCCGAGGTCAAGGATCTGCGAAACGCTGGACTGACTCGGGTAGGAAACGAGTACCTAACGTCCAAAGAAATCAAACCATTGGTTGAGCAATCCATGCGATATCTTGAGCAATCGCCTGCGCTTGAGCCTCACCGCCAAGCAGAACGAGCTCTTAACGATTACTGGAACACAAGTAGCTCAGTTCATTCATCAAGATACAGAGAACTTGAGAATCAAGCAGGTATGCAAGTACACCCAGACATACCCTACACCCTCGGTGAAATACGCGGTATCTTTCGAGATCCTGGTGCTTTTGGCGAGAACTCGCTCGGTGAAAACATTGAGCGTGTTAATCGCTTGCGCCAACTTTACGGTGAGGAAGGCTTCAAAAAAGGCGGCCCCGTCGATGTTCCACGTGAAACATCGACTTCCAAGCAACAACTCGATAAACTCGCGCAGGTAAGTCAGCGCAAAAAGGCCTAGACATGCCCATCGACAAAGCCCTCTACGAAGCTCCGAAGACATCGATTGAGATCGATACGGAGGACATGCCCGAGATCGAGATCATCCTTGACGAGGACGGTGGGGCGACGATCGAGATCGGGGAAGATAGCAACGACGATGTTGATTTCTACGCCAATCTTGCAGAGGTCGTGGATAACGATGTCTTATCCAAGATTGCCATTGACCTCTCAGCATTTTTTGAGGCCGATAAGTCAAGCCGATCCGATTGGGAGCAAACCTATGCCAAGGGCCTTGAGCTATTAGGCATGAGGTTTGAGGAACGCACCAAGCCCTTTCGAGGTGCGGCAGCGGCAACGCATCCGTTGCTCATGGAAGCTGTGGTCCAGTTCCAAGCGCAAGCGACCAAGGAACTTATGCCTGCGGGCGGCCCTGTGCGCACGGAGATCCTGGGCAAAGAGACGTTAGACAAGTTCCAGCAGGCAGGACGCGTGCAGGACTTTATGAACTACCAGATCACGACCGTCATGAAGGAATACACGCCCGAGTTTGATCAGGCGATGTTCTATCTGGGCTATGGCGGCTCGGTGTTCAAGAAAGTTTACTTTGATGCTCAGTTAGATCGGATGGTGTCGAAGCTTGTGCTGGCAGACGACGTGTTTATCCCGTACTACGGATCAAGCGTCATGAGCCAATGCCCACGGATCACGCATCGTATTGCGATGGACTCTAACGAATACCGCAAGCGCGTGGTCGCAGGCGAATATTTGGATGTGATTGTGGAAAGCGAGCTCTATCCGTCAGATGCAAGCCAGATCCGTTATCAGGTCGATAAGCAAACGGGTGTGGTGGAAACCGGTGCACCCGAGGAAATCTTCTTGCTTGAATTCCAGGTGGACTATGATTTGCCGGGATTTGAGGACACGGACGACAAAGGTGAGCCCACAGGCATTAAATTACCTTATGTTGTGACGCTGGATGAAGCGACAAAACGCGTCATTGGCATACGCCGAAACTGGAAAGAGAACGATGAGCGCAAGAATCGGCGCAATTATTTTGTTCATTACGTCTTAATCGAGGGCCTTGGGTCGTATGGCTTGGGTTTTGTGCATTTGATAGGTGGTTTATCAAAGACAGCCACTGCTGCACTGCGTCAATTGCTCGATGCAGGCACCTTATCGAACCTTCCAGCAGGGTTTAAGGCCAAAGGCGCACGGATCGCGGACCAAGACAACCCGATTCAGCCGGGGGAATGGCGCGATATTGACGTAGGTGGCGCGGAATTGCAGCAAAACATGCTGCCTTTGCCCTATAAAGAGCCTTCGCAGACGCTTTTTGCCTTACTTGGGTTCTGTGTAGACGCTGGAAGACGTCTTGCCAGCATTGCCGACATGCAAGTGGGCGACGGCAATCAGATGGCGCAGGTCGGAACGACGCTTGCGCTGCTTGAACGCGGCACGCAGGTCATGTCGGCTATCCACAAACGGCTGCATTACGCTCTAAAAGAGGAATTTCAGCTCTTGGCCGAGGGTTTTGGCATGTATTTGCCAGACGAGTACCCCTATGACGTGCCAGGAGCGTCGAGAAAGATCAAAAAAGCGGACTTCAACAACCTTGTTGCCGTCCAACCGGTCTCAGATCCTAATATTTTTTCCTCGGCCCAGCGTTTGACGCTTGCCCAGATGCAATTGCAGATGGCGCAGACCGCACCGCAGATGCACAACCTCTATGAGGCCTACTACCGCGTTTATACCGCGATGAATGTGCGCGATATCGACAGCATTTTGAAGCCGCAGCGCACACAAATGCCAAAGGATCCGGCAACGGAGAACGGTGACGTGCTGGATGCGATGGAATTGAAGGCTTTTGCAGGGCAGCAGCACGATGCACACATTGCATCGCACCTGATGATGGGTTTATCGCCCATGTTGCAGGCGCAACCTATGGCCGCGATGATTTTGCAAAAGCACATTCTTGAGCATGTGCGCTTGAAGGCCGAAGAAGCGACCGAAGCCGAGCTCTTTATGGCCTATGGCAAAGATCCTGACCGCATGGTGTCTGATTTACAGCGCGAAGCGTCGATTGCGCTAAAGACCGCTATGTACATGCAGGAGATTCGCGATCTCCAGAACCAGTTGATGGGTAATCAAGGCCAGGGCCCTGATCCGTTGGTCTTGCTCAAAGAAAAAGAGCTCCAGATCCGTGCGCAAGACGATCAGGCCCAGCAGCAAATCGACAGACAGCGTCTGTTGGTCGAGCAGCAGCGCACACAGGCCAATCAACAGGCCAATCAGGCTCGTATCCAGTCGCAAGAACGCATTGCTGCCGAGCGTGCTACGGTTGCGCGTGAGCGCGCAGCCATGATGGATCAAAATGCTCGTCGCGCACAGCAGGTGCAGGCGATCAATCAACGGAGGAACCGCAATGCCGCTTAAACAAGGCAAGAGCCAGAAGGTCATCTCAGGCAACATTGGCGAGATGATCAAGAAGTACAAGGAAACAGGTTCCATCGGGACCAGTAAGCCAAAAAACAGAGGCGAAGCAATTAAGCAAGCCGCTGCCATTGCCTACAGCGCCGCAGGCAAGTCCAGGAAGTACAAGGCTGGCAGCACCCCTGCCGGTGTGCAAGGTCCGTTTATGACGGTCAAGAAAAAGGACGGCAATCGTCCTGTGAAAATCTACTAGGAGCATTAATCATGGCTGAACGGAAAGAAAAGCGTTTTCCTTCACTGGAAGACATGAAGAAAGCGGACAAGGATGTCTACACCGAAGACAAAGGTCCCCCGCCTTCGCCTCCCGACATGGGATCGGTACAAAAGAAGGCCAAAGGTGGTCTTGTGACCAGCCGTGGCCAGGGTAAAGTGATGCGGACAAAGCAAACTCGTATCTGCTAATTCCAAGCCCTTCTGGTGGGGGCTAAACCACCTGCTTTTTCATGGGCTGTGACCATGCTTGAATTAGTCGAACGCATACTGAGAGAAATTAGAACACTACGTGAGAGCACGGAAGGACTCGTGCTTAACGGATCGGTTCCTGATATGGAACGATATCGTTTTCTGATGGGTCGCTTAGAGGCACTCAAGCTTGTTGAGGTCACGGTCAAAGATCTTTTAAACGAGCGAGAGGAGAATCTCTGATGGCATTAACGGCACTTGAACAGAAGTGGCAGGAGCAAGAAGCTCAACGCAAGCCCGCGTTGGACGATGCGTATGACAAGGAAGGCAACTTTGATCCGCAGTTGATCGAAGGAAGCGTCCTAGGTCGTTTGCCACGACCAACCGGATGGCGCATCGCCATCCTGCCTTATCGCGGCGCACAGAAAACCAAGGGCGGCATTGCCTTGTCTGAGGAGACCCAAAAGCGCACCCAGGTGGCTACCACCGTGGGTTACGTGCTGCATTTAGGACCGCTTGCTTACTACGATCAGGAGAAGTTTCCTGACGGCCCGTGGTGCAAGGAAGGTGATTGGATCATCTTTGGTCGCTATGCAGGCGCGCGCATCCCGATTGACGGCGGCGAGATTCGCTTCATCAACGATGATGAAGTGCTCGGCGTGATCAATGACCCGCAAGATATCGTCCACATGTAAGGAACATCCCATGGCCAATGAACAACTTGAATTTAAGCTAGGCGAAGATGAAGAGCCTGCAACCGTCTCGATTAATGAGGATGGCACCGCAGAGCAACTTGAAAAGCCTGAGCCTCCTGTCGTTGAAACACAGCAAACCACTAGTCAAGATCTTGATCAGTACAGCGACAAGGTCCAAAAGCGTATTGATAAGCTAACAGCACGTCTACGTGAAACCGAACGCCGTGAGCAAGAGGCCATTCGCGTGGCGCAAGAGATGCAGGCTCGCATCAAGGATGCCGAGCAGCGCTACGCGCATGCGGACACGCAGCGCATGGGTGAGGCCAAGGGACGCATCGAGACACAGGTTTTAGCGCTCAAACAGATCATGAAAAAGGCCCGTGAGGAAGGTGACATTGACACCGAAACGGAAGCCCATGAGCGTTTGACTGCCATCCTTGTTGATCAGCGCCGCTTGCAAGAAGAAGCCGCGCAGCGTGAGGCATACGAACAGCAGCGTGCTGCACAGGTTCAGCAGCAGCAGGCCTATCAGCAGCAACAAGCCGCTCGTCCGCAACAGCCGCAGCCCGATCCGCGTGCAGAGGAGTGGGCCGAGAAGAATGAGTGGTTTGGCAGGGACGTTGCGATGACGGCAGCGGTCCGAGGCATCCATATTCAGTTGGTATCGCAAGAAGGTTTTGATCCGCGAGGCGACGATTACTACGAAGAGCTAGATCGTCGTATTCGCGAAAGCTTCCCACATAAGTTTCAATCTGCTAGTATGAGTCGTTCAGCCAACCGTCCCGTGCAAACGGTTGCTCCTGCATCACGCTCTTCAGGTGTGAATCAAAGCGCACGCCGCACTGTGAAACTGACCCCGAGTCAGGTCGCAATTGCCAAGAAACTAGGTGTTCCGTTAGAGGAATACGCAAAGTACGTGAAGGAATAAACCATGGATGAGCAAACCACAGAAGTTTCTGCAACCGCGTTGCCGAAATTACGCCGTGAATCACGAGCAGCAGTGACTCGTGAGAAGACTGCGCGCCGTAAGCCCTGGGCACCTCCTTCTAAATTAGACGCTCCTCCGGCACCGGATGGATACAAGCACCGCTGGATTCGTCGCGA